CCTACATTTGAATAGATATTATACGGGGTTTGAGTTGAAAAGTCAAGAATTATTTTTTCGGAATAGCTAAAATAATCTCCTTCTTTATTTCGAAACACTCTGTATATCCACCGAACTTTTGTTCGGGTATATACTTGAATTGTTTGTATTCTTCGTGTAATGCTTGTTCTAGCGTCCACACATTAAAAAGTGAGTCGTGGTAAGTTCTCTGTATACGAATTTCGTAGCCATTAAACCCACGACTCCTTTTCAAAACATCTTTCCAATTTCTTCCTGAAGCGATGCCTATCTTGAGACATTCTCGTTTCATAGTACGTTTATTAACTAATACTACGCAGTAGAGTACCCCTTCGCGGGTAGCTTCTTCAGGATTGTTCTGAAAATAAGTGAGGTTATAAACTCCACTCATCTAATAACTTTGGGGAAAGGAATAATATTATCAGTAGGTTTATCTTCCACAGACTCTGACGACTCTGATACATAGATAATACCATCTTCTGCTTCTTCCATTCGATTTTCGAATTCTGGGTCAAGATATGCTTCTAGAGCAACAATCCATCCTTCCAGAATCTTGTCACGAGTTTCTTTTTTGATAGCAAAGAAGTAATCATATAAGCCTGCGGCTGATACATAATGACTTCCGTTGTCTTTTAAACCAATCCATCCAAAGATGTTTTCGTCTTCCAAACTATCATCAAACATTCACTTCTCCTTCAATGCGTCTCACGACTCTTGGTATAATTTCACCGGATCGAATTACTTCGACGTTACAACCTATTTCAAGGTTAAGCTCGTTAATATACCGCATATTATGTAATGTGGCACGACCAACAGTAGCTTCTCCAATGAGCACAGGCTCTAGGATAGCAACAGGGGAAACCACACCGGATTTACCCACTTGCCAGATCACATCAAGTAGTCGCGTAACGACACCTGGAGGTCTTTCTTTCAAAGCAAAGGCACCACGAGGATGGTGAGCGGTGTAACCCATCTCTTCATATTTCGCATTGTTATCAACACGGAACACTAGACCATCCTGCGGGTATCCTGCCCAGTTAGAAGCAAGAACAGTGTCGAAATTGTCCGAAGAGAGATTCGACATGTCTTCCGTCCACAACTTTTCCACACGAGGCTGAATATCATAAGCTACGAATCGAACTTCTCTAGTGAGAAACTCTTCTTCGGACTTGAGATTTAGCGCACCAGAAGCATAGTTTCTAGCGTTAGGAATAGTCTCGGGGGCAACAACTTCTCCTGTAATCTGAACAACACCCTTGCGAGTAATGCTAGTAGGAACAAGATGTTTAACTTTATTCATAATATTTCTGCCCTTCTTACCATTACCCCGAGTAAGAGCCAGCACTAATTCACCATCGTAGTAGCCCAGCGAAACCGCTGCTCCATCTAACTTGGGTGTGATTACTGTTGCTCCAGTAGCGTGGTCGTAAGGAGGATGTTCTTCACCTACAAATGCTTTCTGTAAACTGTACATAGGGTACAAGTGATCGAACTCGAAGAATTCGTCAGAATATCCTACATCAGTATAGTTAGCATCAGCGGCAAGAACATCAAACTCAGCATCAGAAATTATGGGGTTGCCCTCATAATAAGCCTTGGCTGCTTTGGCAAGAAACATATTAGTCATAAATACCTTTGATTTAAAAAGAACATTATGAGGCCATTTCGTTAAAATGTCAAGAACTATTTTTGATATAGGTCTCGAATAGTTTCTCCGAAATGTTCCTCCAATACTTGTTTACTCTCGGCTAAAGATAGTATCTCCGCCATAGCAATAAACAATTCTTTTGAGGTTTCAACTTCAAGAGGAATAGAGAGACCCTTATTAGAGGGCTTCCATTCTTCTTCAAAGTCAAGATAGTATTCCCGAAAATGAAGATATTCTTCTTCTCGGAACTCGTTCACCGTTAGTCGAACCTGTCTATAAGGTTCTGATACGATAATTTTTGAGTATGCTTCCATCATTCATTCCTTAACACGTTGGATAAGGGAACTACTGATGTAACATTATCAGCTTTCATAAGGCGAAAGGAATCCGTGTCCCAACAAAACATTAGGACAGTATCATCATCTTCTTTCGCTCTATTCTTTTTATCTTGAATGTAAGGTGTACTGAAGTCGATTGTACATACATTGTACTTTGTCTTACGAGAGTTGGGACTCCTGTAAGTTATAATCGCATCTCCAGCACTGTTTACTTTCTTCTTTAGCTCGTCTTTTTTCACTAATTAGCTCCAGTATTACATTGAGCAAAACCTCTTTTGTCTTTGTAATTTTTGGACTATTAGTGGTTGCCTCACGAGGGTGAATACGCGACTAAGCATACTCAACCCTCGTGGGGACTTTTAAGACGCTACTTTATTCATAGCATCGGCAAAGTATTGTGCGGCTTTACCAGTCAGTTTTGAAACGATGTCATCATCAATTTCAACACCAGCGTCGGTAAGAGCTGCTGTGAGTGCTTCCTGTGCGGCAGCTTTGCTGATTCGAGTTCCGCCAGTTGAAGCAGCTTTAGCACCGCCACTAGAAGCAGCAGGAGTTTTCTTGACGTATACTCCAGCTTTGGTTAGAATCATTCGCACACCGTTAGGGCTCTCACCCATATCTTCTGCGATAGCTTTTACAATCTCCATAGAGTTCTCTGGAGTTGGTTCTTCACTTGTATAGGCATCAATTGCCTGTTGCTTGGATTCGTCAGTCCACGCCATTTTCTTTCTCCTGTTTGGTTTAAAAGGTAGACCAGCAGCATTGCCAGTCTCTTCAAGTTGTCGCATGTAAAAATTATATCCCATACTTTCCTCAATTTCAAAAACATATTATACTAGCTTTCGTCATTTGAGTCAAGATATAATTCGGTGATATAACTAATTAAACTTTCGTAATAAACATCGCTTCTAAAGATAAAAACAATGAAAAATGCGGGAGCACCTACTAGCACTATAGGTATTGTGGTTCCATAATAAATGAGACCTCCCGTAAAGTTCCATCTGAAACCTACTTCTCGAAATGCTTTTACATTGAGGTAGATTATACAGATGGCAGTTGTTAAACAAAATATGGCATAATAACTAAACCCTAGCAGTATTGATTCCATAAGTTTTCAAATGCTCCAATTTACCGAGGTCATACGCGGGAACAAAAGCATTATAGCCTCCGCCAATATTGTCCTCATTACTAAGCTCTCTTATCCATACACGATAACAGGGTCCGTAGCCTTGTTCGTGTTTGGCATCAAGAGTTGCCATTACTTCACACGAAGTGTGGTACTTGGCTGACCAAGCAACCTCTCCAACAGCAAAGCTATCGGAGACACACTCATCGGGCAAGTATTCCATCTCATATCGTTCATCACCAGCGACCCTTCCAGGTACTCCAAGTTTCTCAACGATAGTTTTGACAAAAGCAACAGAGCGAAATATTCTTCTAGCAATATCGGTAAAGCTTTCTCCTGTAAGGTAAGACTCTACGATTTCTGCAATTTCAGCATTGTCAGCGGGTCTGCCACGCTTCTGTGCTTTTCTGGTTTTTCTATACTCTTGGTCGCTTTCATAATCCTCAATAACTTTAGAAAGGCGAGTGGTATTATAGCTAATATTAAGAATACTACACGCTTCTTTTTTTGTAATCGGCTTTTCCGCTGACAAAAGTCGTATAACCTTTTTAATGTTTGCATCAGTTAGATTTTCTCCTTCTTGTTTTTTAATACCTCTTCTCATGCTACCCTCGTAATTCGTTGTTGATAATCTGCAAAATCTTCATCCCACCAGTAAGGCTTATCTCTATACTTCCAGCTTGCAAAAGTAGCTTTGTCAAGATGGTAGTAGCGTCGATAAGATTCTACTGGGTCGTCATAATCTTTTAGTTCGTCTGGCATAGCCAACCCGAAAGTAGTAAAACCCACACGCTCCATTCTTTGAGGTTCTGGTAGGTTGTTTACTACTTGGGCTATAGACTTATGGTCTTTGCCGTAGCGGTAACGATACTCTTCATTAAGGGCATTACCGTAGCAGTGAGTCCACTCATGATTGTCGAGAGAGGAGCGAGCCCATATCGTACAAGGATGGTTGTACATCATTGGTAAATAGGGCGTCAAAGGTCTTTCCTCTGGTGGAAGATGTTTGATTTCTGCCTTGAGACCGTTAAGATAGTCACGTTCGTGTTTATCAAGTGCGCGAGGCACAAAGCCAAGGTACTCGTCAATCCAGACTGAGGTACACAATATCTGAGCTACTTCTAAAGGCATTTTAACAATGTGTTTGTCGACATGAAACTCGGCACAACGGTCGAGGTCGTCGTCAAGATAAAATAAATTCATAACACACTCTTTTCACAATTTCCATTATTATAACAGCAGAAGAAAAAAATGTCAAGATTTATTTTTGCCCTCAACTACCAATGACGCAGTGTATTAGCAATTATGAAGAAGCAGGTAATAAAGTTTACTAGAACGAGAATGCTACGAAATATCATAACGTGATTGTCGTAGCCCTCTGTTTTGTCGTCGCTAAAAGAACCGATTGCAAACTTCCAGATTGTTATTAGCTTATGCATAATCCTGCCGCTTCATTTTAGTAAGACGTTTCTGAACCAAATCTTCTAAGGTACTGCCGTCTATATGGTAAGCTGTTCTAAGGATGCGTGTCATAGCGATAACATCCGCTATTTCTTCAGTAAGATTTTCTAGATACTTAGGGTCCTCTTCAGTCCCATGTCTTAACACTTTGGAGCAAGCACGAATTAATTCACCGCATTCTTCCATAGTAATTACTAATTGTTTCAACTTATTCAATTCCATTCGTGTATTCCATTAGTTCGTCAAACCCTCCGATACATACATCATCTACAAAAATCTGAGGAAAGGTTTTAAATTTAACCTTTTCCCAGAGTTCCATAATAGTGTAGTGATCGTCCAAGTGATAATATTTATAGTCTAGCTTGAGGGTTTTACATACGTTCTGTGCTTCTACACAATAGTTGCAATCCATCTTTCCATAAATTTCTATCACAGATTTTTAGCCTTATAAAAATTAATGTGGTCGGTCCAACCCTGAAAGGATTGCCGAATATGACACCAGAACTGCCCGTTGTAGGGAGGCTGGTTAATATCTTTGGGGAAGTTTAAGTTTGTTTGTTTCATTTACTTTTCCTTATTGTTGTATAAAAATATCGTCTCGCATCATTCTAGAATGTAGAGTGTAATTAAATTCATTTTTCATCCAGTCTCGAAAAGCTTGTGAGCCATTTCTATCTCCAGGAAATTCGTGGATTAAACCATTATTTTCTGCCACTATTAAGGGGGAACACCTCTCAATAGTATCTCTAGCTCCTTCAAGAGCTTTTACTTCAAACCCTTCTACATCTAACCACAACAAGTCTACTTCTTCTAGAGTTAACCCGTCTAGATCTATCACCTGTAGGTCTCCAGCCATATCCTCTTGAATTTGTGTGGCACCACAATTTCCCTCTAAACTACGGACAAGACTTGCTTGCATACTTCCAGTTCCTAAAGCCCCCAAGTGACTGTATATATTATCGGTCTCTATAATATTTCTTTCTAGGCATTCCATATTAGAGGGAATTGGCTCAAAAGTATGTACTTCTCTAAAATATTTACTTAGATAAAAAGGAAATACTCCTACATTTCCCCCTGCCTGAACACAAACTCTTGTATTCTCAAGCAGGTTAAGGATAGTCTCTCCTTTTATCCACCATTCGTTTAGTATGTCTTTTATTCCTGTAGTTTCAGAAGAAGGAACCCACCAGCCCTTAATAGTTTTCATGTATTTCCAGAATAAAGTTTTCGCTAATCCTATTATCATTTTTAAAGACCCAACTAACCTTACCGTAATTACTTAATAAGGTTTCCCAGTCTTTATATTCTTTTATATTTATGTGTAAATTATTGCCTTTATGAAAGCTAGGGGTGTTGCTTATAGCGAAATAAATGAACCGCTTGGACACTCTGCACAGCTCCTCAATAATTTCCTCAGTTTGTTCCGGTAGATAATGTTCCATTGCATCTAGATTAGTTACTAGATCGAACGAATTGTCTTCAAAAGGTAATTCATTGCTCCAAGCAAAAAATACTTTGCCCTCTACAAGCAAGTCAGTAACTATTTCCGTGCCTATACTCTCTATACCTCTAGCCCTCATTGAATCAATCAACTCCCCCCTGCCTGTACTGACATCCAAGTGAGTGAATATTTTTTCTTTTTCCTCTATAAAAGCTATACATTTTTCAGCTGTTCTTTTTCTTGCTAATCCCATTTTATATGCGGGGTCTGTATAAGATATTTTATATTTTAGTTGTTCTATTTCTTGCTTATTCATTAATTGTCGCTTTTAGCCTCCTAGAGGCTTGTGTGTGATATATAATTGGATTTGGCAACTCTTGATGTCTTGATACTCCCAACCAATCTTTAGGTAGGATTTGATATTGATGTTTATTACTTTCTATTACGTGCTGCAAAGTGACCTGGTCCCACACTTCAGGATTAGCCTCTTGAATATTTCTCCACTCTAGTAGTATTTTAAAAGAGGTGGTTGTTTGGGGCAGATATATTGTTCCACTTGCTAACTGTCTATCCCAATCTCCTGTTTTGTAGTTTAGAAAACAGAAACCTGGTAATGTAGGATCTGGTATTTCCTCTAAAGGTCTACATAGTCTAGCATCAATATCTACATATAGTATAGGGTCCTCGAAATTAAGTAAGGCAGATAAAAGAACTTGGGATTTCATAGCACAGTTTAGCTCCCAAGAACCTTTGTTTTCTAGAGGAAATAGAGCTGTCTTGCAGGAAGAAAAACTATCTTTCCAAATTTCAGCTTCTTTTTCATATTCCGTATCTTTAGTATAAAAAGCTACTACTCTCACTTATTTAATTCCTCTTGTAAGTTACCATTTCTAAATGTTGTTAGTGCACTCTCTGGAGTACAATTTACTACTAGCTCTTTTATAGAAGGCTGTATACTGTTATAAGCCAACTTAAATTTATTATAATCACTACTTCTATCAACTCCAGGAGGATGATTACCAAAATAATGTTTTTTAGAGTCTACCAATCTCATATTATATCCCACTAATATAAATTTGCTACATCCCATTAGAAATGCAAGATTAAGCTGCTGATACCCTGAATTGCTGCCGAAATGAATTAAATTTGAGTCTAAACTTAAACCTTTCGCTGTTTGTCCTGCTATATAATTTACTTTGAACTCTTCTGCTGATCTCTTACATTGAGTCCACGAGTTAGGATACTTGTCTACTACTTTAGTCCCGTGAAAATTCCACCAAGTTGTATCACATGCGTAATGTTCGTCTAGATAATCCACTACTGCGTAAGTGTCATTACACCCGAAGACAGCAAACTTATCCTTATACGGCCTTATTGTATCTATAACTTCTTCAGTAAGAGAAGGGCCTGTAGCCATAAGAATGGCGGGTTTGTTACGATACTTTAAAGGTATTTTCATAGATAAAAAAGCCGGACATTTCTGCCCGGCTTACCGTTTCTAAGCGGAAGCGTAGCTTACAGCCATATATGCTAGTGGTGCTGTTACGCACACTACAATTTGAAATACAGCCTCAAGTACACCCCACTTTTCTTTTACGAAGTTCTTCATTGAATCTCCAAGTTACCCAATAGGTATTGATGTGGGCTTACTAGAGGGCGAATACGATAGGTCTATCGTTAACATTCCGTTTTCCATGGAAGCAGAAGAGACCTCTAAGGTATTGTCAAGCTTTAGATGCTTCTCGAAACTTTTTCCTGATATACCTTTGTGCACCCAGCCTCTACCTTCGTTATTCTCTTTTTTCTCACCTTTAATGGTAAGAACATTTTTGTGAACGTTCACTGAAATTTGGTTTTTGTTCCATCCTGGAACGGCTACTTCAACTACGTAGCCATGTTCTACTTTTTCAATGTTATAACGAGGGTACTCTGGTGCCTGTTGAGTATATAACGGGCTGTTAATTAAATTGTCGAAACCGACAAAGAATTTTTCTAGATTTACTGCATTCATAAGTTTTCTCCTTTTAAGAAAGATGAACTTGCCCCTTTCGGAAGCGTAACAATCGTTTTAATTTACGGATTTTGAAAAAGACACAGTTAGACTGGTATCAATTTCAGGGTATATTATATCACCTACACCAAATTGTGTCAAGAAACTTTTTTGCTCAAGTGACAGGAAAAAAAGTTCTTGACATAAAAGCCTTAACATCGTATAATATACACTTAATCAGAGGAGATTGTATGAAAGTAAACCTAGTTTGGATTACCCCCGAAGCCATGAAAGTCATCGCCTATTGTGCGAGAGTTAGTAATCCTGCAAATCAAGACAATGAGAGAACAGCCCCGAAGTTGTTGAAGTACCTTAAAAAAGAAGCACACTTCAGCCCATTCGAAATGGCAAGTGCTTGCATTGAAATCGAGACTACGAGAGACATTGCTCGCCAGATTCTGCGGCATCGCTCTTTTAGTTTTCAGGAATTTAGTCAACGCTATGCAGACCCTACTCAAGCATTAGATTTCTCTACGAGAGAGGCTAGGCTGCAAGACCCACGTAACCGACAGAATAGTATTCCTGCGGATAATGATGGGCTAGAAATTGCTTGGCACGCTAAACAGAGAGAAGTAATCGATGTCTCTACTGAAGCCTATAAATGGGCTATAAGTATGGGTATTGCAAAAGAACAGGCGAGGGCAGTATTGCCCGAGGGTAACACTCATTCTCGATTATATATGACTGGCACACTTCGTTCGTGGATGCACTTCTGCGACCTACGAGGGGGGAACGGCACTCAGAAAGAGTGTTCAGAAATTGCAGTAGCCTGCAAAGAGATTCTCTGCCAAAACGGTGGAGACGTCTGGGGAGACTCATGAAACGTATTAGAAATATAATTTTAACTGTAGCAATTCTAGCTGGATTGTTATATACTAACTGGCAAAGCAGTATGATGCTTGTCAAACACCCTGAAATGTATCAAGGAAATCCTTACTTATGAATGATGTTTGGAATGGAGAGTCAAGAGGAAACAGTGATGTTATGCAAGAGCGCATACGAATCTGGCACAGAGACCGCAATTTGATTGATGGCAGTACTGATAAAGACCAGTTCTGCAAGCTGATTCAAGAGTGCGGAGAACTGTCAGACAATATGTGCAAAGGCAGAGACATGAAAGATGACATTGGCGATATTATGGTTGTGCTTATTAATATTATGGAACGTAATGGATACTCTATGATGGATTGTCTAGAGACTGCCTGGATTGATATTAAAGATCGCAAAGGAAAGATGGTTGATGGCATATTTATAAAAGAAGGTGACAACAATGTATGATAGAAGAAAAAAAGCTCGTCTTGAGTTCGCAGACCAAAATAACGGAATGACTATGATGAATACCATAGTCCCGGGAGTTATTCTTATGATAGTTTTTTGTGCTATAATGGGGTTGACTCTTAGCACATTGCTGTGAAGCTTGTTGAGGCATTGAGAAACGGCAATGTCAATATCACTTATGAAAGTTTAAATAGCGGAAAAGAGATTACAAAAACATATACTTTGAAAACTATATTTAAAGTAAATGTTAGTCTCAAATCAGATAAACTTATTGCTTACGATGTAGAAGCAAAGGAATGGGAAGACATAGAAAGGTCCAGCATTAAAAAATGGAGTATAAATGAACAGAGAAGAAGTATTTAACCAGCTAAAGGAGGACGAAGGTGTCAAGTATGAAATCTATAATGACCATCTTGGCCTGGCTACTTTTGGTGTTGGTCATCTTGTTATTGAGAGCGATTCGGAATTTGGTTCGCCCTTGGGTACGTCGGTATCAGAAGAGCGAGTTTGGGAAGCGTTTGAAAAGGATTTGGATACGTCTATTGATGAGTGCGAAGTTCTTTTTGGCCCCAAATGGCATGACTTTCCTGGAGAAGTTCAAGAAATTGTGGTAAACATGATGTTCAATATGGGGCGTCCTCGTTTGTCAAAGTTTAAGAACTTCTGTGCTGCACTAGAGGAAGGCGATTGGCCGAAGGCTGCTGTCGAAGGACGAGACTCGCGCTGGCATAAGCAAGTGACGAATCGTGCGGAACGCCTCATGGTACGACTAGAAAATGTATCTTAAACTCATACTTGTTCTAGGTGTAGTCGGAGCTGCTGGCGGTGCATACGCGTATCACCAAGTTACTGTTGCGAAGTTAGAGAATGCGGTTATTCAGTTAGAGGCTAATAACCGTACTCTTAAAGAGAACAACAATGTATTACAGGTAGCGGCCGAAAACAATGCGACGAAGGTCGCGGAACTAGAGGCTAGAAGAGAGGAACAGCAGGCTCAGGTAACTGAACTTACTGCTGTAACAGCCTCTTTACAAGCGGAGAAGTCTAGGTTTATGAAAGTATTTAAAGACCACAATCTTACTCGCCTCGCAAGAGCAAAGCCCGGCTTAATTGAAAAAAGAGTAAATAAAGCCACCGCAAGTATCTTTAGAACAATAGAGGAAGAGTCAAAGGAGGTTGAAAATGCGGACGATTAGTATAGCATCATTACTACTTGTTAGTGGATGTTCTTGGTTTGGCGGTAAAGACATGCCAGCACCATACGTAATGCCGGAGCCTGTTGTAATTACTAAAATAGAGACAGTTCCTATTCGTATTTATCAGCCCCCTCTACCTCGTGAAATAGACATGCTCGATGTTAACTTCTGGATAATCACTGAAGAAAACTATCAGGAGAAACGAGCAGAGATTGAAAAGATGCTTGATGGACAGTTTGTAGTATTTGCTCTGACGCCAGACGGGTACGAGAAGATGTCCGAAAATTTACAAGAGTTACGCAGATACTTTAAAGAAACAAAAGAAATTATTCTATACTATAAAAAGGCCACTACTTATGAGACTGAAACAGAAGATCAATCACAGAATGGACAAGCTCCAGGAGATGATGGAAAGCAATCAACACCTGGAGAATGAAGAAGCGGCCTATGATCTTACCCTAGAAGTAAGTAAGTTTTGGTCTGTATTAGATGAAGCTGATAAAGATTACATACAAATGTGTCAAATGGCTATTGAAGAACAAAAGGAGTGGAATGTATGAGTGCGTGGGAGAAACAAGTTGGTGGAGACCACTACAAGAAATATAAGATTCAACCCATGGATTATAGTATGCAGAACGGGTTGGATCCTTTACAGCATACAATTGTTAAGTATGTTACTCGGTTTCGAGACAAGAATCAACCAGTAGAAGACTTGAGAAAAGCTCGTCATTGTATTGATATGCTACTTGATATTGAAATGAATTTAATTAAGGAAGACGAGGAATATTATCACAACGCTTTAACAGCGGCGAGTGAAAATAACTCTTGACAAACATTCCTTCAACTCTTATAATATTGTTTTTATTAAGGAGAATAGTATGTCTGTAAAATGGAAAAGAGATGAGAAAGTATTTAACAAAGTTACTAAAACTAAGAGCAAGAGAGTATTTCCTATTGCCGGAGTAAAAACTTCCGAATTAGTAGAGCTTTGTACTAAGGACGACTCAGACTTACGTTCTGGGGAAAGAAAATTGCGAGTAAAAGCACGCAAAGAATTAACAGTACGAGGAGTAGCGCTATGAGAAATTTTAATTTTAGTATGAGAGATCGAGACCATAACGATGAGTCTATCTCTTTTGACTTTGATAGTAAGAATGACGCTGATGTACGACATAAACTGCGTAAGTTTTTCAAGGCTTGTGAGATGTCTGTAAATGATGATTTTACTGATGAGTTGTTTGAACGGCGAACAATGGTCGCTATGAAACTAGAACAGGTTTGCAATGAGGGTACTGACCCTTCCGCAGAAGAAGAGCTTTATGACTTACAAGAAGCTTTTGATATGGTAATTGCGCATGTCGAATCCGAACTATAGACTGCTTCAGCAGGCGTTGACCGAACTGAATGCAGACGGTAACGAAGAACGTGGGCGTGAAGGAGAGGAACTCAAGATAACGTCTGACGGGTATGTGAATACAGCCCCGTCGGGCGAACTCCCGAAGTGGAAAAAGGTAGTTGCTCCAGGACATCACGCAGGAGTTACAGAAGAACAGTGGATTGAAGTGTTAAAAGCACTACACCAGGAAAATAATTCTTGACAAGAATCCTCTTTGCCAGTATAATTATATTTCAAAAGAGGGGAAACTATGATAATTTCAGGAAGTATTGATTATTCTTACTCAGGTAGGAAGCGTAGTGTGAAAAGGACTCGGAAGACCGAACCAGTGTTTCGCCCCGCTTCCAAGCCTTTGTTAGTAGGTCGGGAGGATAAATATTATCCTTCTGCTCCTATGACGAAGTATAAGCCACCAGCGGATGTTTCGTACAAGCGAGAAGAAAGCAAAAACCATACCGTAGCGATTGCCTATAATAAGGGTGGTTACATGGTAATCGGTAAAGATAACATTAAGGACATTGGACGGTGATCTACACAGATCTTTTTAAAGTTCAGGAGAGACATTTAGAGTCTAAACTTGAACTTATTTCACAGGAGTTTATTGAGTTTAACTACGATAAGAAGTTAAGTCGCCTAACACTTGAGGAAGTAAAAGAGTTGGATGAATTTGCTTTTCGTAATGTTAAGTCTGTAATGTGTTTTGGAATAAGAAAATGTATCAGAATGTGGGAAGAACTTAATGGAACCACAGTAGAGGGGGGAGAATACTTGAAAGAGTTAGCCCTTCGAGAAGGAGAGGACTAAGTGGCATACAGCGAACAGGTTATGGATCATTATGAAAACCCACGGAATGTGGGAAAACTCGACAAAGATTCCCAAACTGTTGGTACAGGCTTAGTGGGTGCGCCTTCGTGCGGTGACGTAATGGTTCTACAGATAGACGTAGAAGATAATATTATCTTAGACGCTAAATTTAAAACTTATGGGTGTGGAAGCGCTATTGCTTCCAGCTCACTGTTAAGTGAGTGGGTAAAAGGCAAGAGCTTAGAAGAGGCTGGTAATATAAAAAATACGGACTTAGCTAATGAACTTGCACTTCCACCTGTTAAGATTCATTGTAGCGTACTAGCAGAAGATGCTATAAAAGCTGCGATAAAGGATTACAAAGAGAAACAAGTATGATGATGGATAGGTTGTATCAGGAAGCAGAAAGCATTGTTTTAGCAATGTGGGACGAAGAACCTGAAGAGATGGCGGCAGAGATTTCTGTTCAGCTTTCAATTAGCGCAGATTATGCGTGGGAGTTAGTCCAACAAGTTATTGTAAACGAAATTCGTATCGAAGAAGGTTACAATGATGGAGACAATGATTTATTTGATTGGGACGGAGACGCATTAGCCTCCGCAGGATTCGGAACTGATGAAGACTACTTCTAATATTATTGATTTCGCAAAGTATAAGAAAGCTAAACAGAGAGCAATCTCTGTAGTAGTAAATGACAGTTTTGACACTGCTACTTTTACTTATACCGTAACAAATGATATTGGAGAAATGTTTGAGTTTGAGATACCTTACCCAAATTATGATGATTTTTTCGACAGTTAATAAAAAATAGTTCTTGACACTTAACCTATTTACCGTTATAATTGTATTCATAAAAGAGAGGAAGCTCTCTAAAAATCCACTAGAGATACCCCCTAGTTATTTGGAGTATCGCCCATACCCCTCAGGCGTAAATGAGTGGAGGATTCTAACTTCCTCCTAGTTAGACGGCGTAGTTGCTACGATAAGTGACTCTTCGGCAGGCAGTCCGATGCGGATATAAACTGCCCTTGGGGAGCTAATGACCCCGTTGCCCCATAAACTGGTACCGATTCCTATGGGCACGTCGAACCTTACAGGCGGGAGACGACGTTAAAACAAAAAGACCTACCGAGAAGAGAACTCGTAGACCATCTCCGTGTATGCACGCCACGTTAATCAAAAGGATCTAATCCGGGTGTAGGTTTTAAGGCTTTTTTCCTGATAATAAAAGGCCACTATTTCTGAGATGAGGCAAACTGTCATGGAGTAGATAAGACTTCCCCGAAGAAGCACTACACCTCATCGAACACCTGGGGGTGAGCAATCAGCCTTAAAGCGTAACGCGCCCCCACCTATTTTAGAGGTCTTTATGTATGTATGTATTTGCAATAATATATCAACTAAAGACTTAGAAAGAGACCCGTCCCTTATTGATAAGGTGGGTTCAAAATGTGGTAAATGTATTGCGCCAATGATTGCGCAGAGCTTTATAAACGGAGTTTATACATGCCAGCAGGAAAAGGTACTTACGGTAAAAAAAGAGGTCGTCCCGCCAAAAAAAGTAAGCAAAAGCTACCGATGTCTTTCATGAAGAACATGAAGAAAAAGAAAAAATCAAAGAAGAAACGTAAATAATGGCTGCTCGTGGATTGTATGCAAATATAAACCGCAGAAAAAAGAAGGGTACTAGTAGAACGAAGAAAAAGTCTACTATCTCGCCCAAAGCTTATTCCCTGATGAAAGCAGGGTTTAAGAAGAAGAGAAAGAAAAGTGGCAGCAAAAAAACGAAGAAGCGTTAGAAAGAAAGATCCCCGCCTTAAAAGAGCAGGAGTTTCTGGTTTCAATAAACCAAAAAGAACTCCCAAGCATCCCAAAAAATCCCATGTTGTCGTAGCAAAAGCTGGCGGCAAGGTAAAAACAATTCGATTCGGTCAGCAAGGTGTCTCAGGTTCTCCCAAGAAAGCGGGTGAGTCCAAGGCAGCTGCTGCTCGTCGTCGTTCATTTAAAGCCCGTCATGCAGCTAACATCGCCAGAGGGAAGTTGTCCGCAGCATACTGGGCCAATAAGGTGAAATGGTAATGATATTAGGAATAAACGGTTTCTCTACTACTAAAAAACGAACTGATGGGAAATTTTGGACTCATATTCATAAGTTTGGATCGAATTCGGCAATAGGATCATCTGCGGAAAGTATTTGGACTGCCGGAGGTCTATATCCATGGAGCGCTTTAACTAATCCCGAAATAATTTATGTTTCTAGTTCTGATGCAGCAGATGGTGGAAATATTACTATAGAAGGTCTGGGAGCAAGTTGGCAGACACAAAAAGAAACTGTGGATCTGGGTGGAAGCCCTTCTGAAGTTGCTACTACCCTCACTTTTCGCAGGGTTTATAGAATGACTTATAGCGAGACAAATACTGGGGTTATTTCCGCGAAGACGGTAAGCCACGCAGGAACAGTGGTTGCACAAATTCCAGTGGGTAAAGCTCAAACATTGTTAGGGGTTTATACAGTTCCTGAAGGGTGTATTGGCTATTTGGTCTCGTATACGGCTGGCGTAGGTAAACTAGATGATGCTCTTATAGAGCTTTATGTAAGAGAAAGTGCTACAGGGGCTTTTCGTATAAAAAGTGAGATGGATATCTATCAAAGCGTTCAGAGACAAGAATTTAGTGTACCGTTGGAATTACCTCCACGAACTGATATTGATTTTCGTGCTACAGGTACTAGCGGAAACAGCATTTGTACTATTAATTTTGATATAGTTTTACATAACTATTTAAGAGACCAATAAATGATAAGAATTTTACTGTTACTACTAGCCTTTCCCGTATTTGCGGAAGAAGCTCCGATTATTGAGGACAATACTATTCGTACTGACTCTACTACTAATAGTACGGTTACTACAAGATCAGATACATCGACTACCTTGAGGTCTCCTCCTGCGTCTGCTATTACGCCTACTATCAACACTTCAAACAGCGATTTGTGTACTTTTGGAGTTGCGGGGGCTGTTCAGACGCAGATTCTGGGTATCTCTATGGGTTCTCAGATAACTGATTCAAACTGTGAGCGGTTAAAACTTTCGAAAACTCTGTATGATATGGGAATGAAAGTTGCAGCAGTATCTACACTGTGTCAGGATGAACGAGTATTCGACGCAATGCTAATGGCTGGAACTCCTTGTCCTTTCGAAGGTTTGATTGGCAATGAAGCAAAAGCAGCTTGGGCAGCAAATGAGGAACTGGAACCGTCCGTGGATGAAACGACGGAAGAAAAGGAAAAAGGACTCGGTGATGGTACTAAGACACTCATGGGTAGTGCCGGTGTTGTTAGCCTACTGCTCTTACTCGTACTCTAGCGAAGAGGTATACGGAACAACCACCAACGCCGCGAATATTGGGTTGAATTGGGTGATGTCTAATATCTTGCCCCAAGCGGCAGGATTGACCGTAAACAATGTAATCTATAGATATACCACTGAGAAAGACCCAGAAGATGATATGTTGGTTCACGTTCAAAATGAGAATGCTCAAGGAAACGGATATATCTTTAGAAGCACAGACGACTGGTCAGGTTTGCCAGGAAACTCGATTAACAAAATAATTCCTGTAGGTGGTATAGGAATTGATTTTTGGGGTGATGGTTCGATCGAAGTAGAAGGCTTTGGAACAGTTTTAGACCCAGAGGTTTACTACACATATCAGTATGTTCCGTGTGATAATCCTCAGTCGGACCCAGAATGCCCAGGTTATATTGACCCGCTCACGCTAATTCAAGAGCCTGAAATAGATACTCCGAGTGAAGAGTATATTCAGGCAGAGTTGGATCGTGAAACGAACATGAAAGCACAGAAAGAGGAAGAAGAGAAGGAAGAGCGAGAGAAATTTGCTAAAGCCACTGAAGAGAAAGTAAGAGATAGTTTAGAGAAGATGTTAGGTTTATCCCTCGGAGCAAGCCTACAAGAAGCACAAGATACACTAATGCATAACGCATTAGTGTCAACGAATTATTTGCCTAGAGGTTACTTTGGGCAAATAAAAGGAGGAGAGTATCCGGATGCAGATATGCTGAAAGATTCTGACCTACCTGACAATGCAAATGGTCGCCGAGTAAACTTTGCGCAGCAACTTTTGCACCAAAAAATGGTTCAATCGCAGTATGATTGACAGAGTATAGAGGGGGAACTCTATTATGAAAAAATTAGTTATTTTACTATTTTGCGCCTTTAGTGCGCAAGCGGAGGAAATGGAAGTAGTGGGAAACGTTGCCTCAAAATGTGTAGTAACTCCTGATACCGCAGGCGTGTTCGGTAACCCTACAGCGGATGTGTTAAGCACTGACCCTACTGACGGCGGAGTTGATCCTGTCGTTCGATTTGATGTAATTCAAGCTAGCAGCTATAAAGCTAGGATTTCGTATCCTACAGCCTTTTCGGAAGCACCTACATTGAATGACACTGTAGTATGGACGGGCGACGTTGCTACGTCTCAAGTATCAGATACTGGCATGTCTGGGTATGACGCAGCAAAGGTTGAGTTTGATAATGTTACTGAATTCAGTTTAACCGTTGCCGGCAGCACCTGGTTCAAAACAGAATCACAAGCAGATTACGGCTATGGTAAGGCATTTCCTGGCGGCGTATATCGTGCGATAGTAAGTGCTGAATGCATCGCTATCTAATTTTATTACTGGTGATGAGTGGGTACACAAGTGCCCACGAATTCACCCCAACTTACCCAAAGTTGAAGAATTCTTATATTGAGGGTGTATTATATACTACAATGACCCTTTTCAATATGCGAAAAGATGTAGAGTATTATGAGTTTGGTGTTTTTAATGCGGAGTGGAAGAAAGTACCTTTTGCTATGCAGAATAAAATTATGCGTTTCAAACACCTTGAAAAAAAGAAGGTTGACATTTACATAAGGGAGAAGGACAAAGAAGAAGTGGTTTACATCTGTTCAAAATCAAAATTGGTTGTAACAGGTACAGCAAAAACATCGGTATCTTCGAGGATTTGTTCAAAAGTTAAATGAGATTTATATTATTAATGCTAGTGTCAGCTTACGCAATGGCGGACTCTAGTTCTTTGAATTTAAATTTACCTAGCACTCCAGGTTCTTACGCGAGCGATAGAATAAGAACAAATGGCAACGTCGAGTGTTCCATGGCGATTGGCGGAAGCGTGAATTTAGAGTTTGGTGTAGTAGGAGTTCTAAATCAGAATGGACCCTACACTAGCAATATAGGGAACTACTCAGAAGACTACGATGAGGAAGGTTTAGTAAAAGATGTTGGAGTGTATGCGAAGATTATCATACCACTCAATGCACCGAAAACGAGATTAGACTGTAATCAGCTTTATAAATTGGAGCTGACGAGGCAGAGAATAGAACTACAAAAACTACAGCAAGAGGTAAACAACCTAAGAGCATTAAAATTCGAGGACGATGATGGATAAAGTAGAAGCGGTTGCTAAAGTAAACAACGTATTTGAATATCAGTACGATAGTGATCAGTATCAAGTTGCTGACTATTGGCGTGTACTTGATATGAGCCAAGACAAAGATCAAGGAGATTGTGAAGATTACGCACTTACTGTAGGATGGATGCTTGCAGGGCAGAATCGTATGAAGTTTCTTTGGATGATTCTCACAAAAAAGATTAAGATTTGCTTTATTAGTTATGTGGATGGTGGTCATGCAGTACTAGAATACGAAGGATTATTGGTCGACAACTGGAAGAAAGAGTGGACTCCGCGTAGCACATATGAAAAAGATTACGCACAGTATAAGTGGGAATATAAATTTTACTATAACCCTCTAGTTGTAGTAAAGAAACTCATTCAAGGTAAGTTCTGGAAAAAATAATGGCAGAAGTAGAGTTTGGGGGCATGACATTTAAAGGCGGTAAGATGATGGTTCTTCTCACTGCTCTCTCTACGTTAGGCGGAGCGAGTTGGGCTGCCTTTGAATTTTACGCTGACTACATGGACATGAAAGAAATTGTGGCTAACATTGACACCACACAGATAGAGATCCGCAATAAAATTATAGAACAAAAAATTGCTGCGGCTCAAGGATCTGTTGATGAAGCAATAGACTACTCACGAAGCATCAAGAATGATTTACGAGATGACTTCAATCGTATGGAAGCAAATGTTGATAGAGTTGAAGATCAGAATAGAGAACTAGAAGACAAAGTAAAAGACATGATTGACAAAGCAGATGAGCGCTTTGATAACAAAAGGGAGAGTTTACAAACAGATACGGAAATTAAAATCAATGCTCTGGAAGATAGACTGAACATGAAAATACAAGCAGTACTAGATAATCCACTAGCATCATTTGATTTTGATAAGCTAGAACCTACAGCGTCAGGAGGTTCAGGGAGGGAGTAAAAAACTAGTCTCAGCAGGGGGAACTGAATGAGCTACACTAAAAAATTAGTAGTTTTTTGTACGTTCGGCTTAATTGTCGGACTGGTAGGAGGTATGATCTTCTTATGAAAGTACGAATAGTCACTATAAGTGGAAATACTATCTACGGGTCTTTACTCGGTGAAGAAGCACTAACAATGCCACCGAAAGAAGCCATAGAGTGGATAATGAATAATGATAATAAGTTTATAAAATACTTGCAGCCAAACGGGCAAGAAGTGTTACTGAATAAGAATGCTATTATGAATATAGCGGAAGATGACTACGCCCAGGAAAACTAAATGATTTACGTTGTTCACACTTACTACAATGGAGAAACGATCCACACAAATAAGTATATGACTGTTGAAGAGGCCTTTGCTGATTACAATTCATATACTCTTGCGGGTCTGAAAGAGGGCACGCCCTACCAGTGTAAAAAAGCACTCTACATCAAGGAAGCAGGTTATTACTTTCAATATGTGGGGCCGGTCTATTTCCCTCCGGAAAAATGGGATGGGGTAGACCGCAGGTCTACATAAGGACATAAATATGATTGAGACAGCGATGGAACTTGCCATGACTTTCTGGCAGTGGGTAGTGTTTGGGGTATTGGTAGTTATCGGGTTTATTTTTAGTAAATTTGATGGTCAAGGGGAAGATCGTGTAGGATTTGAGTATGCTGAAATGCCTCACATGAAGCCTCTACCTATCGGAACAAAGGATAAAGGATTTTTCAAAGGTATTTGGCTTTGGTTAATGGGTGTGCGTCAGTGGGAAATTTGTGACGACTTTCATTTTAAACTGGGCGGTGTAGAGTACGTGATTCCCAAAGGGTTTGAGTTTGATGGGGCCAGCGTGCCCAAGTTTTTGGCAATGTGGCTCTCACCTACAGGTGTATTGCTGATGGGCGGCCTTGTACATGATTACATATACAAATATGCTTGTCTAATGACGAAAGCTGGAAATAACACGGAGAAGATGACTCAATCACAGGCGGACAAATTGTTTCGTGACATTTGTATCGAAGTCAATGGATTCAAGTTTTTGAACTACTTGGCGTACTGGGCACTGGCTGCTGCGGGTTTCGTCGCATGGAATGGACATAAGAAGCGAGGAACGCATATATGAAATATCTTGGAAAATTGATGGGAGAACGCACGAGCCTTGATGGTGTGGTGCTAATTGGAATTTGTGGAGCTTTTATACTGTTTGGAGGCTTAGCCAAGATTGCCGCGTATGTCGGCTTGGCGTGGGGAGTATATACTCTAGTGAAAACTGAAAAGTAAAAAGCTGGGCCTACGGGCCCTTTTTAGGAGAAATAAATGGCCCTTACAAAAATTAAAACTTTGAAAAAAATTGAAGTAATTCCTACAGTAGATGACGCTCTTCATCCTCCTGCGGTTTTCGAGAAAATTGTGGTACATTACAGAGTTATTATTGAAGATACTTCGGACGGAATGACTCAGAGAGTAGTCCACGAAGACGTATGGCTGAAGGGACAGGATTTATCAGAAGAACCTGAAGTTGTGAGAATGATCGCGGAGGCGATCTGGCCTACGGAGGAAGAGATAAATGAGTGAACATCATCCAGCAGACGTAAATGGTGACGGTCATGTAAGCGATGAAGAGCTTATGATGCACCTCGAATTTAAACGAAAGAAACTCGAAGATGAAGATGCGCAGCGTGATGCCATGAGAAAGATGACATGGTTTGCACTCTTTGGAATGCTACTCTATCCTTTCGGTATCTTCTGCACTAGCTTCTTTGGGCTTGACACGGCTGCGGGTATCATCGGAGATATCGCACCCACATACTTTATCGCCATTAGTGCGTTAGTTGCGGCGTTCTTCGGAGCGAATGCTTACTCGGGTAAAAACTCATGAGTCATTCAGTAATCGTAATTAAAAAAGCCTCACCCGAAGTGGTAAGGGTAATAACAACACCCGCTGTCATTATTCGAAGAAGAGTATTTTAAATGACTAGAATAGCGGCTATAGCAAGTTTAACTAGCGCGACTAGTGCCGGTGGTAGGCAAGCATACACTTACGCACTTACATCATTAACAGATCCTACTAGTGCTAATTGGACAACGAGACCTGCTGGATACACTTACTATCCAGGCGAAGGTATAGGTGCTGATGCTCCTATTACTAGTATGCGTAATATGTTCAGGAATGTTACTTCATTCAATGAAGATATTAGTTCTTGGGATGTAAGTAATGTTATTGATATGCAGGGTATGTTCAGATTTGCTACTGGATTCAATAATGGCGGTGTCGCATTAACTTGGACCACAGGAACTGGTACTGCTAATGTTACTAATATGACTGGTATGTTCCAAAATGCTGTTGCATTCAATCAAGACATTAGTACTTGGGATGTCAGTAGTGTTAATAATATGAATAATATGTTCTTCAATGCTGACGCATTCAACCAAGATATTAGTTCTTGGAATGTGAGTAGTGTTCTTTATATGAATAGTATGTTCCAAAATAATAATGGATTCAATAATGGTGGTGTAGCATTAACTTGGGCTGCTGGTACTGCTGGTACTGCTAACGTTCTTAGTATGACTAGTATGTTCAACAGTGCTACTGCGTTCAATCAAGATATCAGTTCTTGGGATGTAAGTAGTGTTGGGAATATGAATAATATGTTCCAGTCTGCTACCGCATTCAATCAAAACTTAAACAATTGGGATGTCTCTACAATACCGTCACTGCCAATTGATTTTGCCACAGGAGCTACATTATTCACTGTTGATGAACATCCTATTTGGGGTACGTCAGGTGGTATCCTGTATCCGTTAAGCAACACTGCCACAGATCCTACTAATACTACTTGGAGAACTGCTAATCCAACATATCAGTTCATTGCAAATGTTGGTATTTTAATGCCTGCAGGATCACCTATTACTAGTATGGCTTCTATGTTTA